TTCTTAGATCCTCTCTTACACCTACATCAATGACATAAGTCTTAGGTGGCACAAGAAAACCCTCACGAATAAGAGTTCCTATCTCTATTTGATGTGAGCAATTATTAAATATGCTCTTTAATCCCTTTTTATCTCCACGATTAGGAGTCGCTGTAAATCCAACTATCTCTACAGAATTGTTTGCCTCTCTAACTCTGTTAATAATTCTTTGATATGTATCTGCAATAGCATGATGACTTTCATCAATTACAACCATGTCAACAGGCTTCATGTTATCTAAATTGTTCGGTCTTGAAAGCGTTTGCACCATGCTAAATATAGTTTCTCCAGACCAGTTCTTTTCTGATCCATCTACTACACTTGTCGATATGTTTGGATTTACACGAGTAAACTTCTGTGCATTCTGTCGCACAAGCTCATCTCTGTGTTGTATAATTAATATCCTATCGCCTTTTTTATATCTCTTGCCTACTAATGCAGACAACATAATAGTTTTACCCGCTCCTGTTGGAGCAACAACGATAGTGTTTTTATGTTTATCAAGAGCGATAGACGCATCGTCTACAGCCACTTGTTGATATGGTCTAAGAATCATAATGAAAGCCTTTAAATCTAAAGCCTTTATCATGCAAACATGGTATGCACTGTATGCTTACACCTGGTTTATGTCCAGGCATATCCCTAACACCATATAACCAATCTTGTCTGCCAAGTTTTTTACATTCTTTGCAATAAAACCTTATGTGTGGTGGTTTTTTCTTTGGTTTTTCTTGTGTTTCCATTTGATTACCTTTCACTGCTAGATGAAAGGGTAGCTTTACGGCACTCGTGCTACCCAAACGAGTTCTAGCAGACGAAGGTCAGTCTTGCCGCTAGATATTCAATAAACCTATTTATTAGCCCAAGATGGAGTCACACCATTTTGTGGCTGTTGCACTTGAGGTTGAGATTGCACAGGTGCTGGTGTATTACCATTACCAATATAACCATCTTGATTAACAGTTACTGGTGCAAGCATTTTATTCTTGTCATCATAACCGTTAGTGCCTTTCTCTACTGCAACTTTCATGCAGATCTCCATGCCATTAATGGCTTCAAGGCCAGAAATTTGCCTTAACGTATTCGCTTGTTGCGATACGTCATTAGGCATTAAACCTTTTGCACTATCAATGATACCTCTTAAAGTTCTAAGGCCAATCTCTCTGGAGATTGATACACCACTATTATTTTTCTTATCACCATCAAAGAAGATGTTATGCCAAACTTTACGTTTGTCAAACTCACCACCCATAATCGTAAACTCAACTTCAATCCACTTAGCTGATGAATGCGCTGATTGTCTGAAGATAGCATCTTGTGCTAAATCAGGAATCATAACACCATCCATTTGTGGTTTGATATGAAGCACTGCACGAACAATAGTTCCGTGTGGTATTAAAGAAAAGTCATTGCCCTCATCTGGCACTATATTATTTAAGTCAAGCATTGTTATTTACTCCTTCGTTGCTAGACGTTGGTTGTTTGGCGGGATCAACAAATGTAAGCTCTCTATCAGACTGCTTATGCCCACCACTCATTTTAGTCAGAAGTTTACCCAAGTGTGGCTCTTCTAATACATCAAGTTTACCTGATCTATCTTTAGCTGGATAACCCCACTCATTTAATGTCTGACATACAAAGGCACGATATGTACCTGTGTTCTCATCACCTGTCATGACTGCCATTGTTATAACTTCATCGACAATGCCAGGTAGCTCACGACCAGTTTTCGCTCCCTCTATCTGTAATTCAAAGAGTTTACGACCATAGTCATCTACTTTTTCGTCAAGTATGCCTACGAATACTACATTCTTTTCACGAATATGTTGCAGATGTGTAAGCCAAGCCATCATCTCACGGCCTTGCATACCATAAACAGCACGAGTATCTATAGTGCCATTTCTAGTTCTATTTTCTGGCTGACCCATACAATGCTGAAAACATAATCTACCAGCGACAGTAATACTGTCGATAAATATAGTATCATACTTCTTCATCATTTCGGATGGATCGCCATATTGTTGCACTACATAGTCATAATGCACTTGGCTATAAGATTGATCGTCAGTTAAAGATGGATTGCCACCACCTAAAAAACATGCAAAGTCACGACATTCTGCCCATGTCTTAGGGCGGATAACATCAATTGGCCATCCCTCGATAGCTGCGTCACCTGCCTCTAAGTCCATGAATAATGTAGTATCTGCATCTAAAGTTCGAGCAAGAGTGGTTTTACCCACTCCGCTCTGACCACAAACAACGATCTTATGTCCTTTTTTTTCAGCCATACGTTGTTCGGCTGTTATAATACTTAATGCCATTATTGTATATCCTCCAGTTTAAATGATACACCAGCAAGATCCACAGTTCTATGTGGCTCAAGTAAAGCCTTGATAGCTGGTGGTGCAGATGTATATTTTCTTTCTTCTACAGTAACATGTAATTTACCGTAATGCTTTGCATCATCAGCATTCATTTGAGTATCAAGGGTTGTCATAAGACCAACTTGATCCCACTCTACTTTCTTTCTGAACGTAGCATTAAGTTTAATATCGTTAGATATCATGAAACTAGTAGAACCAAAATCCTTACCAGCTTCTCTAAGTTTATCACGAGCTATGTTACCAAATTTATGCTCGAAAACTTCGTTAATAGTCTGCAAGTCTTTCTTCAAAGACTCTATCTCTTTCTCAAGAGATCTTCGAGATTGTATGAGCTTTTGATCGCTCATCTCGAAATAATCTGTAAATGATGTCATGATTGACCTCCTTGTTTTATTTACGCTAGATACTCTATATATAGCACTAGTTACAACAATGTCAATACTTAAACTATCTTTTTTTATTTTTCTCTTGTAATATATATGATATATCATATATATGATATATAAATTAATTTAACAAAAGGAGTCTAAAATGGGTAACTTAGAGGTTGAGATAGTAGCTCATAAAGAAAAATATATACTTAATGGTTTTCAAAAAGATTTAGTTTCAAAGAGAGAAACCATAAATAAACTTGCACGATTAATTATAGAACATCCAGATTTATATGGATTTAGTATTCCAACAGAGATGGGTGTTGAACTATCTAAAAAGGATGGTAGACAGCGTGCTATGAGAGTATTGGAAGAACACATACGAGAAAATGCTCCAAAAAAATACAAACAAATTAATGCGCCTTTTGAGGCTTATAAAGAATTAAAAATTTTGTCTGTAGAATTGGATAAAACTTTATCTAACACTCTTGTTTTTTTAATAGAGCATTATAATAAAACTAAAAATACAATTCCAGAGTGGGCAGAATAATGAGAAATACTGATGAATATACTAAAGCAAGAGTAAGATCTCACCCTATGCAATGTTGGAATTGTAAAAGATTTGCACCAAAGTTAATAGAAGAACTTAACAGTGAGAAACCTAACGAAAAATATATCGGCAATTTAGAAGTTGTAGGTAAACCAGTAGCTACAGAGTTTAATGGAAAAATGTATTGGCGATATAAGGTATGGACAGGTGAGTATAAAATGAACTTTGGTCATTTTTGTATGCAAAAATGTGCTACTTCATGGGCAAACAAACAAGTTTGGAACATTAAAAAGAAAGGTAAAAAAGGCGATCCTGTCGATGGTAACCACAAATTTGAACAGTTGAAAGAAATGAGAGATAAATTATCTAATCATTTTAATCGACATTAGCGTTTAGATTTAAAAGATAGATGAATGTCTATACCATGTATAGCTTTCATCATCTTTTTTTTTAATTTAAACTCTGGTGTAAGCACACCTTTTGCATCCTCTACAATAAATTTTGAGTTGCCTTCTTCATCTAATAATAAATATGTAAAATCAGCAATGTAATCACATATTTTTTGATCGTTTACTTTTAATTCGTACTTAACTTGTCTTTCTAATTGTTCAACTGCACCAGCTCTTTCCATAGATTTTAATTGACCCCAGCGTTCTGCCTCCCACCTAGAGTCAAACTTTAAACCCATTGCAATGGTTTTTTTTGCGAAATACTTGTTGGGTCTCCCAACTTTTCGAGTTATAATTCTTTTATTATATTTATACATGGGAGTTATTGTAATGGCAGACACAACAAAATTCAAGTCAATTGGTATTGATGTGGACACTTATCATAAACTAAAACGCATTTGTGATGATGAAAGAAGAAACATACGTCAACAAATTAGTCTGTGGGTTGATAAAGACTATGATGATAGATTTAAAGAAGACGATAACGTAACTCGTCTTGGATTAGGCAAACTTAATAATTAAGCTATCTGTTCTTTAATACCTACGGATTCCATTCTTTTTATTAGACGATTAGCTCTATTGGTTACTTGTTTGTGCCATCTACTGTCTTCCATTTGAGTTGCACATTCAAGCCAATCTTTGTCAGCTATAGCTGCACGAAATTTTTTAAAACCAGATAAACGAGGTCTGCCCATATTATACATCATATTGGCACAAATTTTTTGTACCTCATCTGGTAAATCATCAAAGTTATCAAACAACTCTTTGCATTCTGATATTGTTACTTCAATATCTTTTGCAAACAGTTCGTTTACTCTTTCCTCAGATACTTCTGTGCCTACAGGTTTACCATGCTCCTCATCCCACTCAGTTATCAAATGGCCGATGCCGACTGTGGGCAGATTAAGGTGGTCAAGATATACAGAATTGACTTTGCCCTCATCCCTAGAAATTTCTTCTCTTAATTCATCTATGTTCATGGTGTTTGCCTTGCTGCTATTGCTTGATTTATAGGACTAAGACCTAATAACTGTCCTGTTCCTGGTGAATTTACATTGATAGCTCCTAATCCTGAATTGATTGCTGGAGGAGTTACGTTTATTCCTGTTCCTGCTGAAGCTGTAGGTCGAACATTTGTTCGGACTTGATTAGCTGTATTTTCTATTGCAGAGGTAATTCCATAATTGTCTGCTAGTGCTTCTATCTGGTCTGCACCTTCGCTTACGCTCTCTTGAAACATTTGACCAGGTGCTTGTGACATGAAGTTTCTTATAGCCTGTCCTAGTGTCATGGCTCTTTCTGCGTCTGTTTTTGCTGTTCTTACACCGTTTTTATATTGTTTTACTATCTGACTATAGTAAGGAGCGGATGTTAAGAATCTACCAAGAACAGTAAACTTAGCTAACTTGCCTAAATTTTGTAATGGACTAGCTGCAATGTTCGCAGCAACAAGATCACCACCTTCAGCAGTTCTTGCGTTAAACTTTAATATTTTAGCAAACTCTGTCATTTCTTTACCCATTCTGTTTCCGTAAAGAACATTTAGTTTGTCTCCTTTTGATGCCTCTAACATACGATCAGCAAACTTACCGAGCTTCTTACTATCTGTCATGACTGTTTCACCAAAGTCTCTAATAAGGCCATTCATAAAAAATCCTTGTATCTTCTTTATTGATTCCTCATCATTTTGGTTTCTAAAGTAAGTAAGTATATCTTGTATGTCTGTAGCTTTTGTTGAGCTATTAGCTATAAGTTCTCCAGCTTCAGTAGCGTTAAGATTACCATTTGCAAGTTTATTTCTTACAGCACTCGCTTGTAAATTACCTAGATTAATTTGAGCGTCTTTAACACTATTTAATAGCCCTCTTAATGTATCACTACCACCTTGATCTATGATGTTTTGAATAACAGTATCATCCATTTTATCTATGGATGTTAATCTTATTTGATTAGCTAAAGCCTTGATACCATTGTATTTATCTGCTCCACCAAACAACACATCACCGCTTGTTCCTAAACTATCAATTGCATCAGCAAACGCTTTACCACTAAATGATTGTGGACTCATTGAATCTATACCTGATTTTGTCAAAGCGTCTTTTACAAAATTGTTCGATAGTTCTTCTCTAAATCTAGTTACATCACCAGGCTTACCAAATTTTTCTAAGACTTTTATGGCCCCTTGTAAAAATTGTGGTCTATTTGGTTTAACTAAATCTCTAAATATTTGAGGATCTACAGCTAAACGTCTTGCATCTCTGTCACTAGTTTTAACAAAATCTTCTAAATTTTTTAATACTGCGTTACCTTGCAATTGTTCGAGTATGTCTTTGCCTTCTTTAAAATCAGCTCTTGCTTTCTTTAATTGTTCTCCAGCTTTAGTAAGTAATGTTGCTTCATCACTGGTTAGTTTTGCGCCTTGAGCAGTAATCTCTAAATTCTCACGGCTCATGATATTGTCTATGTCATCTAGGATAGGTTTTAACACCCTGCCTACAGTTGCATCACCAGACATAATTAAGTCATTTGTAGACTTTCTAGCGTTATACAACTGATTAAAAGATGCTTTATTACCTCTTTGTTTTATCAATGATCTTAAATTATTTAATTGTCCTTTGGCTTCTTCAAAAGATCAAATATTTCATTATCTATATCTGGATTTCTTGTCATGCCAGGACTTGCAAAAGCATTAGCTGTGTCTTCAAATTGTTTTAACACAGCTTTTCTTGCTTCTGATTCTGCTTTTATTAAAGCAGCATTATCCTCTTTTAAACCTTTTAACAAAGCCTCACCAGCCTCGTCTGCTGTGCTAGATCCACTTATTTGTGTAAACTCATCTATCTTCTTAGACATAACTTCGTTGTTTTGTTTTAAACGATCAGAAGTTTTAAATATTTTTTCTCCAATACCTTGCGCTCTTGCAATAACTGATGGCGCACGGATTGCTGATAACGTAGGTAATATACCCATGTCTATTGATTTAGCTGCTGTTTCAAGTTCTTCGGCTGTTAATTCTTTACCAGCTTGTAGTGATTTTTTACCTACACCGAATGCTTTACCTAATAGACCAAACAATCCATCACCAGCGAAACCTATTAACGCTTCTTTTCCTATATCTTTAGCTATATCTTCAGCAGATTGTTTTGATACGCCAGCTCCAGCCTCAATAATTTCTTCTGTGCCTTGACCAGCACCAGCACCAATTCCAGCACCTACGGCCGCACCAAGAATAGGTATGGGTATGGCTGCTTGTCCTACCATAGCTCCACCTATCGCACCTACAAGTTCTGGGGCTACTCCTGCTAAATCAGCTAAATCATAACGACTAAATCCATCTTCATCTATTAATATATTTTTATCTGTTTCTTGTCCGAATTTAGCTGCACCTTCAGGTGTCAGAGCTAATCTGCCACGCTTATCACGAACATACTCATCTTCACCTATGTCAAATTTAGCTAATATAGCTGCTTCTTCATCTTTATTTTCGGCTGCTGACAATGCAGATCGCAAAGAAGCACTCTTAATTCCTGTGTCAGTATCGAACAATTGTTCTAACTTTTCTTGTCCAGAAGCCTCTCCGCTAACAGATTTACCAGCTCTTCTGTCTCTTGGCTATTTTTATACTTTCTTCTATGTCAGGTTTATCACCTTTAATAAGTATATTAACAGCTCCTTGTGGAGTATTTAATGTAATTTTTCCCATTTTAAAATTACCTCAAGTCAATTGTTATTGAACCATCAGAACCTATATTAAAATCATAAGCATTGTCTGTGCCTGTGCTAATTGCTTTTTGTATTATATCCATTGTTTTAAGATACTCTTCCTCATTTCTATAATTCTCTCGTCTTGCAAATGATTTAAATTGACTTTCTAATGTTCTTTGTGGTGCTGCAAATATTTGTGAAAGCTGATCTAATCTATTTAAATTTTCAGCTAAAGGTTGACCAACTTTAATCTCACCAATTAATTGTTTTAATCTCTGTATATCACCCTCAGACACACCATTTCCTGTTTCTTTTGTTAAGAACTTCTTATATTGTGAAATTAATCTGTCTTGAATAGCTCTAATTTTTTCTTCTGGACTTGTGCCTTCCTCTATAATTTTTGCAACATCTTTAGAATAATCGACATCTCCGATGCCTAAAGGCTTGAGAACTTGAACCACTCTATCTTTTAATAATCCTATGGCACTTGGAGTATTCGCTTTACCTAAATCTTGCAATATACTTTTAACTTCACCAATACTGTTTTGTGCCTCTAATATATTTACATAAACATCAGCATGTTTTTCTGCTTGTTGAACTGGTGCTAAGAATACTCTGTTTCTTGATCCTGTAACAAACGCAGTATCTACTTTAAGAAAATTATTACCTTGAAGAGTTGTCGTTGTTACTTTACCTTTTGCATCTACAGGTTTTAAATCAGCCTCAATTCTCTTAATGTCCATAGCATTTTTATGCTTAATATATTCAATTTCTCTTTTAAATCTTTGATCTCTAAACTGTTTAGATACATCTGCAAGAGCTTTTCTCTTTTCTTTAGCAGTTGCTAATGCTGCTAAAGTATCAGCTTTTGTCTCACCAAGAGCAAATTTACCAGCAGCAATTTGACCAGCTCTAGCCTCTTTTCTAGCTTTTTCAAACAATGGTAGAGCTTTTTGTCCAGCTTCTCCTGCCGCTCCTATGATGTTAGATAAATTAAAATCTTTACCAGCTCTATTTTGCATTAAAGATAAACCTAAAGACATAAGTGCTAGTTTATTATCAGGTTCTCCTGATACATCTATGCCAGTTGCTTTAGCAAAATCAGCTTTATACTCTTCTAAAGTTTTTCTTTTTTTGTCTGTTTGAGAGCTATCACCATAGATAGCATTGATATCGTCCATAGCCTCTTTAAATAAAGTTTGTTGAGCTTGTATTTTTTTCTCTTCATCACTAAGAGGTATGTCTTGTCCAGCAAATTTTTCTGCATCATCTTCAGCGGCAAGCACAGCATCTTTTGCTTTTTCTTCAGCCTCTTCATCTAATTTTTTTTGTGCAATCGCTGCTTCAGCCTCTGGATCTAAAAATTTACCAGTTGGATCTTGTTTAAAATCTTCTCCAGTGCCTTGTTCAAAAGTATCTACTCCAGCTTGTGTTTGTTTTTCTTTTTCTGCCGCCTCTCGAACAAGAGGTGAAAGTTGACCTTGTTGCCTACGATCTTGAGCAGAAAGCTGTCTTAATATATCTTGCCCTTGTGCTTGCAGCTTTGGATCTTTAAAAAACTCTTCATCAGCTCTTTCTCCAAAAAGAAATTTTCCAAGATTTTGTTCTATTGGAGATGCAAATTTAGCACCACCTGGATCAAATGCTGCCAATCCTTTTTTTACATCTTGTCCTAATCCAAAAAGACTTGGAAGCGCAAAGTCAGTTAATGTTTGTAATCCTTTTGTAAATCTTGTTTGTCTGTCTGAGGGTTTTAACTTATCTTTATCAATGCCCAAAGTTCCTGTTAAAAAATTTTCATAAGCCTCTTGTGATTCTTTAGCACCAGTAGAGCCAGGAACACCTTGTGGAAACAAATCTCCTAAGTTAACTCTTCTTCCACCAACATTTAATGCTTTTAACAATTCAGGTGAAAGTTGAGGAGATCCTAATCCTGAAGATAAATTTTTTCTGTAATTTCTTATGGCAGTGTTTATATCAACCATGTTTAACCTTATGTGCTTTTGTTACCGCCACCAAAAGGTGCGATCTGTGACAATGTTGTGTAAGCACCTATACCTTGTAAAAATGGATTAGCAGAAGGCGTTGTTGCTTGTGTAAATGTAGATGGAATACTTGCACTTGGCATTCCTTGCAACAAGTTTTGACCTAATTGTAATCTTGTAAAAGGTTCTTGAGCTGCCTGCATCAAATTTTGTCTTTGTGCATCTAATTGAGCTTGTTGTTGTGCTTGTCTCATTGCACCTAACTGACTTAGTTGAGAAACATCTGCTTGACCTAAAGCCTGTTGTAAACGACCTATATCTGATGTTGTACCAGCTAACGTACCAAATGCTTGTCCAATACCACCAGACAATCTTCCAGCCTCTTGTGCTGCTTTTTGAGATTGTGCAAAACCGCTTGATAACAGTCTTGCTAAAGTATCAGCTTTAGCTTGTTGTAATCCTGTGTCTCTCTCTGCTCTCTGCACACCCTCTCTACTACCACCAAAAGCACCAGCTCTAATAGCTCTAGCTGCATCACCTTGTCTGGCTATATCAGCTTGTTCATCAAGTTGTCTCAACGCTACATCAATGACACCTTGTTGAAATGGGTTCATAAATTTATCTACAGACTCAGGCTGTAAAAAACCTAAACCACTAGTTAGAGCTTGTTGAGCAGCTAAATCTTGTTCTTTTGCACCTTCAATAAATGGTTTAAAAGAACCAGCCATCTGTTCGCCTAATCCTATTGCAGATGTACGAAGTGGGTCCATACCAGCGATTTGAAAATCTGGTAAACCTAGAGGAGAATCTAATAATCCTTTGGTGGTTTGTTCATCGCCATCAAACTCACCGAATCCAGTTTGCAACAATCTTTTTTGCAAGCCTTCAAGAAAGGGAGGTAATCTTTGTATATTTTCGTAGGTTTGAACTGCCATTATGCTCTAGCCTCCAATTTGTTCATCATGTCGTAGGCTCTTTCGATACCTCTTCTTTGATTTCCGCCACCTAATCCTTTTACAGCGTCTTTGGTCAATACAAATTCTCCTGCTGTAAGCATAGCAGGAACATCATCTTTTGTTCCAGATCCCTCACTTGGATCTATACCTCCATCTCTACGAGGAAAATTCATAGCACCACCTAGATTAGCGTATGTGATCCCACCAAGTTTGCCACCAGGACCACCAGTGCCAAATGGTCTTCTTTCAAACTCTGATCTCATATCGCCCTCATCTTCACCACCAGCTAATAATTGCATCAACAATCCAGCAGTTAAACCTTGACCAATACCTGAACTTAAAAATTTACCTGTTAAACTATCGTCACCTATACCTAACATATTTAAAAAGCTAGGAGATGCACTATCACCTGTGACTACTTTTTTTATACCCTCACTTGCAGCATCAGTTGCTGTTTTTTTAGCTGCTTCACTTGCAAAAGCTCCTGTTCCTTGTCTTTGAGCTATGGGATCAGTTAGAACATTTTTTGCTTTTGTTCCTGCTTTTATGGCTGCATCTTTTGTTGCTTGTGATCCAGGCCCAGCCTCTGCTCCACCAAATAAAGCACCAAGACCACCAGATAAGGCTCCAGCCACTAAGGCATCTTTTGTCTTGGCTCCACCAAGTTTACTAGCTAAAGCACCAGTTACAGCCCTTTGAAAGAAAGGACTTAAACCTGTAGTGCCTAATGCAGCAGGCCCTAAAAAACTTCCAACTGCTATAGGTGCAATCTTTTTTAATAATCTACCTATACTCATTCTGATACACTACCTTATTTTAAACCTTTGTTCAACATTATATCCTTGATAACGCACTTGTTGTCACTCTTGTCTTTGATAACTCTTGTATACTTGCCACAACATGTAGTCTATTTGCAGTTGCGGCCTGCACTTTTAATATCTCTCCGCTTTGTAATATCAGATCTTTTGTAAGTAATTCTACAGTTGTATTAGCTCCAACTGCTTTTACCTTAAATAAAATAAATGTATCACTGCCGCTTACAAGTTGAACTGTAATTGTGTCAGCATTACCGCTATCTTCTGCTACTAAAATAGAATTTACTACTGCTGCGTTAAAATCGGCATCACTAGGAACTGTAAACAAAGTAGTAAGATTTGTTGTGGTTAAATCTACTTTTGCATTTGTAATACCTTGAATATACTGTGGAATACTGGTTATAAGCATTAGCGTCTACCATCCTCCCTAACATCAACTCTAGGTGTGCCTAATTTATATTTTGTTCCCAGTGATGTGGAATCTATTCTTAAACTAAAAGATCTGCCTCGTAAACGATAATCTAATTTTTGTGTAAATTGCTCAACTGGTGTGGTTGCAGATCTCTGTGTTGTATTCTCTGTAGTTTGATTAAAGTTAGCACCAGGATTATTTCTCGATTTCATAGTAAATGATACATCAGGATTAACACTTGTAGATCCGTTAAATGTTATATCAGGTATAACTTGTTTTAAAGATACAAATTTGTCACCATCAGCTATATCAATGGCTGATGATTCTATAAATGATGTCATAGCAGATCCATCATCATCAAAACCTACCTCGTGATTGTAAAGATATTGATTACCTGTTGCTTGTGGTAAGTTTCTTATACCTCTATCTAGCCATGCTTGTCTTGCAAGTGTGCCATAATACCAAACTTTTTCTAAATAATTGTACGCAACATATTTATCTATTTCTGTTCCAGCAGATGACGGATAAAACCACAATATTTCACTAAATTCAGAGTTAAGTCCTACATGAACTTTGTCTCGCTCTGCAAAATTAAAATCTAAAAATATTTTATCTTTTACTGTGCATGGTAGTTGTATTGTTTGGCCACCAGAGTAAATATAAAATGTATCTACACCCATCCAAAACACTGCATCTTCAACAGCTATAGCAGAGAAAGGACTCATTATAGTTATGTTCTTCGATAGTTCTTGCAGACCAAAAGTAAATGGTGGACCTATAAACTTCATAGCGTGTAGTGTTTTGTTAGTGAAGACTAATATCTGTTGTTTTGTTTCAACAGCTTGTACGAAGGTAGATCCACCACCTAACCTTAAATCACCTGCTGTGTTTGTAGCAGTCGGAAAAAAATCTACTGGGTTTTCTTGTGAAGAAAAACGTATCAACAATGGATCTTGTACACCATTGCCTTGTGTAGCAGACGAGTTTGCACCCAATCCGTCGCAACCAAACACAATAACATGTCGGTCTTGGTCTGATACAAGAACTTGTTTGGCAATAGTTGGTACACTTGTTTCTCCAGAGTATGTGCTTGTTGCACTAAGTTCTATTGCTCTGTTACCTAAACCATTTGTTTTATCCCAATAAAATATACCACCATCTCTTGGATTTATAATTATGTCTTCACCAAAATTATCATGTGACCATAATCTAATCTGTGCTCCAGGAACCGTGACACTTGCCGCATTGCCCCAACCAACAAAGTCATTAGCAGAATCTCCGTTACCAACTGCTAATCTTACAAGCGTATTATCTGCATGTGTTGCTGCATCCGTACCACTTGCACCTCTGGTTGATGGACCTCCACCAGTTCCTAAAGTATTAGAACTTATTGTTCCAACTGTAATTAGTTCTTCTTCTATCAATATCAAATCACCAGCCGTGATTCCTGTTGCACTGTCCACATCTATTGCAGTTTCACTTGCATCTAACGCTTCTGCTAGTTGTGTTGCCAAAGCACCAGAGGTTGTACCACTCCATTGACCAGCACCCCAACCAGTTCCACCGACTGTTACATCTAATCCAACATTTATTTGATACGTACCCACAACACTACTACCACCATTACCAGTGTCAGATGAATTAGCTGCCACGCTTGACGTAATTTCATAAGCATTAGAACTTATCAGTTTTGTTATCTGAAACTCTGCATTTAGTATTGTAGCTGTTATCAAACCACCTAAACTTGATGCACCAGAGAATGTTACAAAGTCTTTTTCGTTTGCACCATGTGCTGGATCTGTAACTGTTATTGTTGTAGATCCATTTGTTGCTGCAAAAGTTACATCACCCGCACCAGTCGTCTGTCTTATAGGTGTGATATCGTTGAAAGTTTGACCTTCTTCTATGTAGTATTTAAGATGTGTGCCAATACCCATAAAGTCAGACCCATCAAGAGCTACCCAGTTATGCAGTCTTCTAGCACTGCCTAGATACTGATTAGGACTATATTTCTCCCAACCACCAAACTTTTCTGGAAAACCAAATCTAAATCTTACTTTGTCACCATCAACAAAACCACCCTCATTACTGTAAGATGTAATATCAGATACAATACCAGGTTTAAATTTTAAAGCTGTCATAGGCATTAGAACGCACTCACTGATTTAGTTCCTGTGTAAGCGTCTTCATTAACGCTACCACTTCCGTCATTTATGTCTTTCAAAGCAAAAGGTCTGCTACTACCATCACTGCCAGAAATAGTACCAGTTAAACTAAAAGATCCATCTGTTGAATCTCTGTTTACAGTATTCGTTGCACCAGCAGATACTGTTGCACTAAACGGATCACTACCAGATAACACACATGATATTGCTAAATTGTTTGTAAAAATAAATCGTCTGCCTGCTGTTGGTCCTGTAACACTTACGTTTTTAATTTGGTTAAAAGCTCCACGACCACCTATAATTCTAACAACAGCTTTACCTGTGTTTGAATCTATAAACATTTCAATATCAAAACTACCTGAATTACCATTATTAACGCCAACTAAAGCACCATTCCACTTCATAAAACGATATGTAGCACCTGCATGAGAATGAGTTGTATTTGTACTTGGTCGTTTGGAAGTGCCGCCATCAAATGTACTTGTGCCTCCTGTTCCACCTGAAGTTGATGGACCAGAGATACGACCGCTTATTGGTGTACCATCTTCTAAAAAAGCATGAGTAAAAGACATGCCAAAATCTGATCTATCTATGTTATCAAGTCCTACCCCACCAAAAAGAGTTGTAAAACCAGTTGTATAATACGTTTCATTGACTAATCCAGAAGTATTAGATGAATCTTGTGGTCTTCTAATAGTTGTGTTTCCATCTCCAAAAGTAACACCACTACCTGCACTTCTAGTGTCACTAACTAAAGCAGTATCAAAAGTGTGTGTATCTGTTTGTACATTTACTGTAGAATTGTCTGCTTCACTTATTGTAGTTACACCAGAGTTTCCAGTAGAGCTTTGTGATGAGGTAAATGTCTTTAGTGTTGACTGCACATTACCACTGCCTTTTAATTCTAGTGTTGTACTAGAGTTTGTTGTTAACGGTGAACCAGATGAGTTTGTAATGTTATTACCATTTGTATCTAATATTATTTTTTTATGTGCAGAGTTATTATCTAAACTTAAATTCCCAGATATGTTGTCTGATAATCTGAAAAACTGTATTGGAAGTTTTGTTTTATCACCAGCTTTCGTATTCAGACTGCCACTTGAACTAACTTCAGTAAATCCTACATTTGATATTAATGGTATCGCCATTCATCACCTAAAACTTAATTGATTCTACAAAAGTGAATATAGAACCATTTTGATTTATTGCTATTGCAAAAGATACAGAACTACCAAGACTTACACCTTGAGAATTAGATGGATAACTCAAAGTTAATGTATTAGATGAACTTGTTTTATCCACGATTATATATTGACCTATCGCTAAACTGCCTATCGCTAAAGTTAAAGCTACGTTGTTACTAGAGGTATCTACTTTCTGATATATTGACTGGGCAGATCCAGGTGTAAGTGTTGCTGATGAAGATGTTATAGCACTTGGCACTGATACAAGATTAGCATTAAAATATGTAGAAAAGGTAGCGGCAGTGGTCTGTCTCATTGTACCACTGTCATTTGTTACAATACCATCACCTGCCGCAACTGCTGTTGTTCCAGCACTTGTGTCTCCATCTACAATATTTAGCTCTGTTGCTGTGGATGTTACAGCAGTTCCACTCAACCTAAGACTATTTACATCCATGTTCTGCATTAAGTCTACGACTGACGCACCAGATCCCGAACCATCGGCAAAAATAATTTTTTTAGATCCTGAAACAATCGTAACATCTGAACCAGATCCTTGAGTAAATGTAACACTTTGAGACGTATTGTTGTGAACAACATAAACTTTATCTTGATCGTTAGGAGATATTGTTATTGTGTTTGTACCAGATGGAGACCCACCTAAAACAAGAACTTTAAAACCACCATCTGATAATGTACCATCACTAGTTGTCAGAGTATGTGTTGTACCAGATAATGTGATAGCACCCACACCATTAATGGCTCTGTCTATTATATCTAAGTTGTTGTTGGTAGTTGTACCCCATGTACCAGCTTGTTCACCAGCACCTATCTTTTCAACCCCTAGATTTGATGTATATGTACTTGCCATTTTAACCTCACGCTTCTATTTCTGTCCAAGTCTCTGCACCTGATGGTGTTATTTCTGTCCATGTTTCAGTGCCACTTGGTGTTATTTCTGTATATGTTTCTGTTGTGGCATCTGTTGTTACTGCTACATACAGTATATCTCCAGATGTTGTTTTTGTAAAATTCAAATCTTGAGAAGATATACCTCCAAGTATAGCAATGCCATCTGCTGTCTGTGTAAACGCACTACTCATGGTTACATCAGTAAAGTTTACTATCTTAATGTCTTCTGTGGTTTGTGTAAAACTAGAACTAACTTCTGCGTTCACACTACCAGTAATAAATATACCTGCTGCTGTTTGTGTGAAGTTGCCACTTAAAGATGAAACACCTACAAGTGTTCCAGATCCTATGCTAGAGCTTGAGGCAAGAGCGTTCATCTCTGCTGTTGCTAATAATAATACGCCACCTACATCAGCAAGAGCAGCTTCGGCTATGGCGGCGTGACCCAACATTAATCAGCTTCCTCTATCTTGTTGCCTTCAGCTACCCATTCTTGGATTGCTTGGTAATGTCTGTTGGCAGGGTCTAGTGGTACAAACATTTCCCTGTCATCAATAGTGGCTTTTATAGCAGATTGTATACCTAATTTATCATTATGATATTTTACATTTTCAATTTTCATTTTATCTCCTACAATTCTGCATCAGCAAGAGCATGGATTGCCATAAAAACAGTCGCAACTACAGAAGCATTTTTATAAATATTAACACCTCTCGTTGTAGCTGTGTTTATAGCTGCACCTGTGTAATTAGCACTATCTCCTCTAAAACCATTAGCAGTTCCACTTATTGGGTTAAATAACGAAATTGATGGAACTGCCCTCATTTCTGATGGAAAATGAAAGTTAGCTATATCATCATAACCATTACCACTAGCTAATTTTCTTAAAACTGTACCACTTTGGTTGCTTCCTGCGGCTGTGCCATGAGCGTATGATTGACAAAAGTACCTCTGACACAAAGCTAGTTCTTCCCCAAATGACCTATGCTCAAATGGTGTGGCTTGTGAGCCTACTTCTAGTTGGACTCCTGTAAGAAAAAATGTTCTGTCTGTGCTATCAAAAAAAGAAGTTATTGAGCCTACTCTTTCATTTGCTGTTCCTGTCCATTGATTCGATGTAAATGTTCCACCATTATAAGTAGAACCTGAGTGAAACCAAAAATTTAATCTAAAAGATAAAGCATTATCATTATCTAAAGCACCAGTTGTATCACCAACAAATGTAAGAACTATTCTATTCCATGAAGTTGTTACTGCAAATGTTTGACCATTTGTTCTGCTGTTATCACTATCTTGCAATTCACACATATATGTAGCACTTGCATTTGCTTTTACATAAAATGAAACAGTCACCTTTTCTGCATCAGATGTTCCTTTTTTTAATTGTTGAACATCTTGACCCTCAAATCTTGTTTGCAACATAAGATAATCACTTGCACCAATAGATGTGTCTGCTGTAGTACATTCCATTTTAAGTGAATTAGAAAATCCAGTAGGAGAATCTGTGCTTTGTGTTGCAGTAAATACTGCATTATGACCATTTCCATCAAATGCAAATCTATCTACAGTTGTATAACCTTCGTTTGCAGATGCAGTAATTCCTGTTTGACTAGTTCCTCTCTGTGCCACATTCATACCCCCATTGATAACAATATTTCTTCGCCCACCAATTTGACTATTGGTTAGGACTTCACCCATCTTTGCTAATTCTGCTGCTTTGGTCATGCTAAGTCTCCTACCTCACCACTGATAACGCTACTACATTTGAGTCTTCACTATTGCCACTTTCATTTGAAACTTGTATGCCTATAGAAGAGGAAACCATAGAACCACTAGCCGTTCCAATCGCAACACTAACTCCACCATCATAAGTAAAATTACCCGCTGCTCTACCATTAGCAGAAGCATGAGGAACAAAATCTGCATCCTCCATATTACTTGAAAAAGATACTGTATACCTTCCAGTATTATCATCATTCAAAGATGAGACATTAAAACTTTGTCTTGCTGCAATTGTGCCAGTGCCATTAAAATTAGTCCAAGCCTTTACAGTACCTTTTGAAAGGGTTTCAGTAGGAACTGAATTATTACTACTTGCATCTGTTAATGTGTTTACTCTTAATATACTAGCCATTATGCTAAGTCCCCTGAAAATAAAATAGTTTGAGTTTCACCATCGTAATCAGTTCCATTTTCAGTGCAACAAAGAAGCCTTTGTCTAGAAGTTTCACGAGTGCTAGATAAACGCATGAAAGCATCGCCACCACCACTAACTTGTCTAGCTGCACCTGCTAATGCATAATCGTCATTTCCAAGATTGTTAGAAAAATTTACCATAGTAACTCCAGTTGCTTCATCTCCAATACTTGATACATTGAAGCTATCCTGTGTAGCAGTGCTATCGTTCCAACTACACCACACTTTAGTCAACCCTTGTTGCAGATTAGTTGTTGTACTATTCCCTTCACCTGTAACAACTATAGAACCTGCTGTCGTTACACCTGTAAATTTATCTACTTTAAGTTCACTAGCCATTATGCTAAGTCTCCGTGTACTTTGCTGTTATTAGGGTTGTCTGCAGCAGATTCATTATCGTCATAAAGTTTAACTACAAATGTTCCTGTAGTCCTTGAAGATTGTATTCCATATCGTCTACCACCACCTGCACCTGTTACGGAGACAGCAAAGTTTGCATTACTCATATCATTTGCAATTGCATAAGTATAATTACCAGTACTATTGTCTGTTCCAGAAGAAATATTAAAACTGTCAGTCAAAGAAGCATCATCACCACCTAAAAGCCAAGCCTTTGCCAAACTTTGCACAGCATTTTGTGTAACTGCACCACCATCAGACACATAAGTAGATGTATTACCTATCTTTACATTCGTGCCACCTGACCCTGCTTTATCTACAATGGTATCTACATTTAATTGACTAGTCATACAATACTCCAGTAGCCATTAACAGTAACTGTTGCGTTCTGTGTTATAGGACCTGCACTCACACCATTCTCATCACTGTCTATTGTAATATCTGCACTTATTGTTTGTCCGTTTAATCTTATAATACTATTGTTGCCCTTGAAAGGATACCTTGTATCTGCCTCTGATTTTGTATAACTATCTGCTACAGAAAAAGTATCATACACAACCATTTCTACTATGTCGTTCAAACTTGCTGCTTGGACTAATACAACAGTTGTACCTGTTGTTGCAGTGTAGTCATCACCAGGCACTAACAATACACCATTTTGATATACATCCATGTACAGACTATCAGTGTAACTTAGCGATAGTGAGTTGGCATCTGATCCACTAAAGCTAGTTTGTCCAGCCGTGGCTTGAT